TATTCGATGACCTCGCAGACACCGCAACGCTTGACCGGGAGCGAGGCTTTGCAAACCTTTACATTGACACCGATACGTCCTTCGCACCAACACAAGGGCAAAGGGTCAAGTTGACAAGCACGATGAAATCGGGCGTTTTGTCAACCTATAATTTTACAAGGACTACGAACTCGATAACCTACACAGGCACAACAAATGCTACCCTTCGCATCGCTGCATCCATGGTCTTGGCGCAAAACAACAACACGCAAATCAAGGTCTACATCGCCAAGAACGGCACGACCATCGACCAGTCAATGACTGACATCACGACGACCCACACGAACGGCCATGCGATTTATACGGAGGCCTACGTTACAGGTGCGGTCAACGATGAGTTCACCATCTACATCAACGCAATCGATAGCGGTGCAAGTATCACGATTTCAGCCCTTTCATTCACAGTTCATACGCTATGAGTAATAAATCTACTCAACACTTTACCCAATGGCTTGGGATAGAGCATAAGGTCCCAGTGATGCTGGAAAACAGGTCCGGCAAGTACATCACCTATGGTTTTGCCAACGAATACCCCTACTACCTGCTGGACAACTATCGCAGGTCAAGCAAGCACAACGCTATTGTGAATGGTAAGGTCAATTACATCATGGGCGGTGGATGGCAGGCAGGGGACAACCTGACTGTCGAGCAAGAGGCCCGGCTCATCAAGTTCTTCGATGGACTTTCCAGCACGGAGGACCTGAACGACATCACGGAGAAATTGGTCTTGGACTTAGAGATTTTCAACGGGTTTGCCGTTGCGATTACTTGGTCCAAGTTGGGGACCATCGCTAAGATGGAACACGTTCCCTTCGAAAAGATTCGGGTTGACAAGGAGGAGAAGATGTTCCAAGTCGCTGACTGGTACAACGATGACATGATGCAACTCTTCCCCAAGGTCGGGGACATCGAGAAGATTCCAGCCTTTGACACCGAGAACCGCCTCGGAAAGCAGTTGTTCTACTATCGGGTCTACGCAGCAGGCGTGAAGCACTATCCTCTCCCCGAATACATCGGTGGCAACGCTTGGATTGAGGCAGACGTACAGGTCGCCAACTTCCACAACAACAACCTCCGCAACAACTTTTGGGGGGGATATCTAATAAACTTCAACAACGGCATCCCGACCCCCGAAGAGCAAGGCGACATTGAGCGTCAAATCAAACGCAAGTTTTCAGGAACCGACAACGCTGGTCGCTTTGTGGTAACCTTCAACGACGATGCAGCCAAGGCCCCGACACTTGAACCGCTCACTCCGAGCGACATGGATAAGCAGTTCGAAATCCTGAACAAGGCTATTCAGCAAGAGATATTCATCGCACACCGTGTAACCAACCCAATGCTTTTCGGGGTGAAGACCGAGGGCCAATTAGGTGGTCGCAACGAATTGGTCGAGGCTTACGAACTATTCAAGGCCACCTACGTCAACGACAGAGTGCGCAAAGTGGAGCGGATGATTAACTACCTCGGTTCGTTTAATGGCGTGGAAGGGATGGAACTGATACCTGTGGAACCCATCACGGAGCGACTAAGCGAACAAGCCCTCTTGCAGATTATGACCCAAGACGAATTGAGGGAAAAAGCAGGTCTGCAACCGCTTGAGAAACCTGCCGACGTGGTTGGACCTAATCCCCAACCCGACGAGCAACCGCAAGCCGTGGAAGCCTTGCAGAGCAATGACAACATCAAGAAGTTGTCAGGCCGTGAGTACCAAAACCTGATGCGAATCGTGCGTCAGTATATGCAAGAGAAAATCACGCTGGAGATGGCTCGGACCATGCTATCAGCAGGGTTCGGTCTATCATCCCAAGAAATTGACACGATGCTGGGCGTTCAGTCCCAAGAGTTCAGCGAGCCTCAATGGGGCCAAGAAGACGATGAGGACTACGGATGGGGCGACGAAGAGTTCAAGGTCTTGGAAGTGGTTGCAAGCAAGTTTGGAAGCCATGCCGACGACTACCACGTGATGCACTCAAAGCCGATGCGGTTTGATGCCAACATTGACGAAAACATCCGCTTGGCCTTTGCCGAATTAGGCGAAGAAGAGAAAGAACTTGACCTGAAGATTGAAGCATACCGCAAGAAGAACCGGGACGCCAGCGTTGAAGAAATGGCAAAGGAGTTCGGGGTCAGCAAGGCGAAGGTCGCCAAGCGAGTCGCTTACCTAATCACCAAGGACCGCTACCCAATCAGCAGAGCCGTGGACAAGATAGCCGAGCAGAACCTGCCCAAGAACGTGAAGGAAGTTGCCGAGCCTGTACTGGAGGTCCGCTATAAATACGCATGGGCGACAGGTTTCAGCAACAAGGACAAAGGCTCCAGCCGTGAGTTCTGCAAGGTCATGCTTGACTTGGCCGGGCAAGGCAAGGTTTACACGAGGGAGGACATCGACGGAATTAGTGCGATCATGGGCTATTCCGTATGGAATCGCAGAGGCGGTTGGTATCACACACCGAGCGGAGTGAATCGCCCACAATGCAGGCACGTTTGGGAGCAGCAACTCGTTATCCGCAAAGGCAATAAAATCAGCAAGGCATGAAGGCACTCTTTATAAGCGAAGAAACGCTCTTGGACAACTCGATAATCAACGAGAACGTATCCTACACCCAAATTCGGCCAACGGTTGTGAAGGTGCAGGAGATGCGGATTCAACCCATCGTTGGCTCTCCGTTGTATGGGGAATTAGTTACGCAGGTTGTCAGCGGTTCAACTACGGCCCTGAACCAAACCCTGCTGGAGGACTACATCCAGCCTGCAATGATTCAATGGCTCTACTACGAGTTGCCGATGGTCCTTGCATTCAAGTATATGAACAAGGGAATGGTCCGCAGAACAAGCGAGGAATCCTCCCAAATGAGCATGGAAGAAATCACACGGCTAACCGATAAGGTCAAGAACGATGCCGAGTGGTACTCCGAGCGAATTACCCGCTACCTCATGGAGAACCGCAATTCATACCCCTTGTGGAACTCGCCTCCATCTGCTTTGGATACGATCTACCCGAACGCAACCAACTACCGAACCGGGATGGTCCTTGACCGCAACAGGCGAATGGGAATCAGCAACCTTGACTACCCCTACCCCTACGGTCAATTCGGGGCGTGTAATGACTGCTAAGCATGGGAGCGCATAAAAAAAACATACTGAAACTACAAGCCTATGTCTTGGATCAAAATCAAGCAAGCCCTGCTGGACCTTGCCAACAACCATCCGCAAGTAAACTCGTTCGGGACGGGCGACCCTCTTGCAATCGGCACGGACAACACCATCAACCTACGAACCCCAAGCCGTGAGCGAATCGTCTATCCTTTGGTCTTTGCGGACGTTCAGTCGGCGACTACTGACGCTGGGACTTTGGACCTTGTGGTCGGTGTCTATTTTAGCGACAGGGTGGAGTCCATCAAGCCGATGGGCGGAGTGGTTTCGGGCAGCCCTACGCTGGGTTGGCAGGACAATGAGGACGAGGTCCTAAGCGACCAGTTGCAAATCGCACAGGACTTCATATCGTCGCTTACAAACGACCCAAGCGAGGACTGGACCCTTTCGTCAAGCGTATCGCTTACACGCTTTGTAGAGAGCAGGGACGACCGAACCGCAGGGTGGCAGGCGACGATGACCTTTGAGATTCCGTTCGGCCATTCAGTTTGTGAAATTCCAACTTAAAAGACATTTACAATTAAACGCTAAAAAATGCCTACACCCATATTGCAACAAATGCTCGGTCAGGGCGGTACGATGGAGTTTGTCGATGCTGCCGTGAGTGGCAAAAACTATGACTTCTTGGTAGTCAACACCGCTGCGACTTTTACAACCCTTACTGGAACTGGAAGCGAGAACCTACTAACCGCTTACGCTTTGAGTGGCAAATCCGTTTCCGCAGGCATCGTGATTTCAGGACGCAATGGCGGTAAGATTACGGCCGTTACTCCAAGCGCAGGTTCGGTCATCGGTTATACCTTCCTCTAATGCTCATCGGCTACGGCTACGGCTATCCAACCAATATGCTCCAAGGTGGCGTTGCTGCTGGAGTTTGGGCCTTGTTCAACGCAAGGGCTACGGCTGACGGTGCAACCGCTGCCGAGGCTGCCGTGGATGGATGCCTCTTCAATCACTTTGCAGTTATCTACAATTTCTAAGAATGCCGACACCATCGCTAATCCTTGTGCCTGCTCGCTTTAAGACAGGCAAACTCTACACACCCTTAGCAACAACTTCGGGCGGTGTGGTCTTGGGAGCATCGGGCGACTTCAATGTAACCCGTGCAACTACGGCAACAAGGGTCAACGCAAGCGGATTGATTGAGGTTGTCGCTTCGGGGATTCCGAGGTTGGACTATCCTCTTGGCGGTGGCTGCCCTGCTTTGCTCGTTGAGCCTGCTGGGACGAATTTAATCGTTCAAAGCCAAAACTGGCTTGCAAGTGGTTGGCGTTCGGATGCGACTGGGTTTACAATAACAATAACAGGTACTACTGGAACAGTGGACCCATTGGGAACAAACACGGCCAATGCAATCAGTCCG